ACACCAGAAGATTCTTTATTGTCTAAATCATTACGAGTAAAAGAAACACCTCTCATGTCAAATACTTTTGAGCCATCAAGAGTAAGAATGTTATCTTTTAGTTTTTTATCTGAGAAAGCCGTAACGTCTCCACCTGCTACTATAGCTCCTGCAAACTGACCTGTACTTGCTTGTAAAGGACTTGTAAGACCTTTTACAAAATAGTTAGAGTTATTAGTCCACTGAGATATATTACCCGATTTATTAGTAAAGGTCTGCGTATTACTTGCAGTAGTAGTACCTGTGTTAGTAGTGTACCCTGCATTATTTGTCCACTGCGTAATATTACCACCTTTATTAGTAAAGGTCTGTGTATTACTTGCAGTAGTAGTACCTGTATTAGTAGTGTACCCTGCACCATTTGCTATCTGATTATTGTTAGTTATATTATTAGCTGTTGTTGATATAACACCTGTACTACTATTATAACTAATTAATCCTGTTCCAGAAACTTTAGCTCTTACTTGTGCTGTAGATAGTTGCGTATTTGTATCTGTAAATACCGCTCCTGAAGGTACAGAAGTTTTTACATTATCAAACGCCCAATTACTAGATATAGAAGTAGTAGTTGCTCCATTAACAGGAGTATCATGTATAGCTCTAAATGTATTTGTATCTACTCCTACATTAACTGTAAGACTGCTTAGTCCTGTTCGATTTAAAGTTAATACACCTGTACCTGAGTTATAAGTTGCACCTGATATATAATTATTCGTATTTGTAGTAATAGTATCTGTCCAAGGTACATTAACATACATCTTTTCTGATGAAAGTTCGACAGGATAGTTTTTGCCATTCTCTGAATATCCAATCTTTACTCCGCCTCTTGTACTACTTGAAGATAAAGGTAACGAGTACCCTCCTGTTCCATTTGCAGCAGATGTTATTCTTCCCTGAGCATCTACGGTTAGATTTGTATTTGTATAATTTCCAGCAGTTACGCTTGTATCAGTCAAAGCTATATCATTACTGTTAGCAGTTATACCTGTTCCACCCACAACATTAAGTGTAGCGCCTCCTGATAAAGCTCCACCTACTAAACCGTTACCTGCTATAACTGCTGTTATGTCTCCCCCACTAGCTTCTGAACCATCTCCGGACTCATCAATATAGAAACTTTCTCCGGTAGCAGCTGATATTGATATAGTTCTTGAAGCTACTGTATTGCTTACGTTATTTATACCAACAGTTTGTGTTCCTGCTGTTCCTCCTATTTCTATAAAGAAATAATAAGTTCCTGCAGTATAAGAATCAGTATCTGATATAACAAAGTTGCCTGTAGGTAATAAATTTGGATTATTTGAGGCAAATACATGAGCTTCAAAAAATCTAAATCCTGGCTCTGATTCTGATTCTTCTATTACTTTGTATTTTATATTACTTGCAGTGCCCGTTGTTCTTGTTACTCCGCTAGTAAAAGAAGTACCTAAATTAGCAAGAGGGCTTGGATTACTTAAATCTGAATTAGTGGATACCATTAATCTCATCTGTACTTTTGCGGGTATCTTATTTAAAGCTTCAGGAGATTGAGTATTAGTACCAAAAGCATAACCTGACATTTCTGCAGGTTTTGAAGCTGAAATTGTTAGAGTCTGCGTTGCAGTTAATACTACCTTTTGTGCGTCTGCTTCAGCCGAAGCGTTAGTTACAGTTTTTGATATTGTACTTACTGCGGTACCTGTTGTTTGTGCTATGCCTGAGAAGAACTCGTCAGAAAATCCATCGGCAGATGAAAATACCTTAGAACCACTAGCATTATATATTTCTACATTATTGAGTTTAACTACTGAAGCAGTTCCTGTTTTTACTACTTCTATAGGAGAGTCAGAATCTGCTCCTGCTCTAAATATTGTGCTACCTTGCGATATCTGAACTAAACCTGTGCCTGTCCCTGAAGATAATCCTCCTGATACAGATCCTGTTAGAGTCAAGTTCTTAGCAGTTACAGCTCCAGCTCCAGTTGCAACAAAGTTACCGCTGCCTAAATTAATACTTGAGCCTGTACCTGATATAGCTAATCCTGTGCTGCTTAAAGTAGCATCTCCGAATGTTCCTGTGGAGCCTGTAAGAGTTCCTGCAAAGGTTCCAGTACCGTTAACTGTTAGAGCACTTCCATTAAAGGATAATTTATCTTTTAAAGAGAAGTTTCCTGAATTGTCTATATAGAAACCTGTATTAGAATTATTAAATGTTCCTGTACCTGTATGTATTTTATTAGCTGCTAATGTTAATGGTCCAAGACTATTATTACTATATACTCCTCCTAAGTCATCTGCATCAGTATTAGCATTTAAAGTATTATCCGCAGTAAGAGTACTGCTTCCTATTTTTAATGTACCTCTAAACTCAGAACTACCGTCACTAGCTATTCTAAAGTTTTTAGAAGCTATTGCTCCATTAGATAAAGTAATCCTTGTACCTGCTGTTGTAAAAGCTGAGCCATCAGAGGTACCTGATAAGTTATTAGAAGAAATAGTCCCTGTAGTTATTTTACTACCATCTATTGTAGTAGTATTTGCGCCACCTATATGAGCAGCAACATCTCCAGCTTCTATAGGAGTCTTACTAGTTGTACCGTCTGTTAGTGTTCCTCCACTAAAAGTAACTACACCACTAAAACTCGTTAATTGAACTACATTTGAATATGCAACAGCTATTGTAGGGTCATTTTCATTGGCTTCTTGCCCATAGTATCTTAAAGTGTAGTGAACATTGGAAGAAGTTGCATCTTGTGTATTTGGTGAATTTAACCAAACATTATTAGGTTGAGTAGTAGCAGTACTTATTCCAGTACCTGTTACAACTCCACTAGAGAAAGTATATGTGCTTCCTGAAGGAGCACTAGGCGCACCTGAAGTAGATTCATAGTATAGATATCCTTGTATGCTTCTTAAACCGTTATCTCCATCACCAGGAGTTACCCCTGCTTTTGATTTAGATATAGTGTATTTTCGAGTTAACGTTTTTGTTCCTGTACCACCGTGTACGCTTGCTGGTATAAGTGCTCTTACTGTAAATGTTTCTGCATTACTACTCCAACTAGAACCAGTTAGTGCATAAGCTCCAGTGGCTTGAGTAAGAGTAAGTGTTAAACCATTTTGAGTACTAGTTAAACTAGTGCCACTGGTTCCTGTATAAAATAGTACGCTTGAATTTGTACTTACTGCTGTAGCACCAACAAAAGTTTCAAAGGCTCCTCCAGCATTGGCATAAAATCCACTTGCACTTGTTGTTCCGTTTGAGTCTGTTGATACTGTATGAGCTGCATTTGTAAGATTACCTGTAATACCACCAGTACCTCCTGCACCATCTTGTACAGCAAATATAGTAATAGTATCCGTAGCTTTTAGAGTTCCACCTTCATACATTCTAACTCTAATTAAAACATCTCCTTCTAGTGCAGGTTCATCTGCATTCTTTAAAACAAAAGACGCAGTCGTAGTTGATAAAGTATTTCCAGAATGGTCTGTTGTTATTTGACTAAAAGTACCTCCTTGGTCTGTACTTTTAAAATAATCAAAAGTTGGAGTAACAGCAGTTCCTTGTGCTATAGCTGTTAAAGTTATCTGTAAATTAGAAGGAGGGCTTCCGCTCTCATATCTAACTGCATATGTACTTGCATTTAATTTTACGGCTCTTGCGTCTACCCCACCACCTGCAGCACCGTCTAACCCTGCTGTGACTGCATAGGTTTCACTTATAGAATAATTAGTACTACCATCTGTAATTACTTTTGCTATTATTCCATCAGCATTTGTATCTGGTCTAAATGTTAATCTAAATACATTTACTCCTGAGTATGCTCTAGGTAAAGTATCTGATAGTTGAATTTCATTATTTCCACTTATAAAAGCAACGGTACTATAAAATCTAGTTGTACCAGCTGCACCAATTACTATTCTATCTCCTGGTATAAACTCTCCGTCAAAATCTGCGCTCGAACCTGTAATTATATTGTCACCTTTTGTACCTGTTACAGTACCTGAAGCTTGCGTTACTCCATTATTTGAAGCTCCAACTTCTTTAATATAGTTGTACCCAGGAGTGTTTCCTGAAGCATCTTGAGCAGTAGTATCAGTATGAATTTGAACAGCTTTTAATTTATCAGAAGACTCACTTGCATCAAAGAGTAAGAAGGCTTCTGCATTTGCTCCCATACCGTTAAAGTTTTGTTGGTAACAAGCAGCACTATTAGTAGTATTATTATAAGTTATTCCGTTTGGAGCGTCATATTGATATGAATAGTTAGAAACTGATATTGTTGAACTATTAAGTGTTATAGCTCTATTTAAAACTCCACCTTTTGGTATGAGTCCTATTTTAGATAGTGTATTTTCTAAAGAAGAATTAAGAATTTTTATTTTTCTTTGTACTATATTAGATTTTGTACCTGTTGTATTTACTGCTTGTATCTTGACTGTAATTAATTTTGGGTAAGCATATGGTAGTATAAGAGATGTATCATTTTTACCTGCTACTACTTTTTTAAATTTTGTTTCAGACTCTGCATTATGTTTAATTTCATAATGACTAATATGTTGATATTTTGTATTATTAGAATTTACAGGAGAAGTCCAATTTACTTTTATTTTATTTCTTAAAGCTTCAGAAGACTGTCCACTGTCTTCTACGCCTTGGTTTAAATTTTTAGATAAAGAAAGAGTCAAGGCTGTAGGAGTTGGTACAACTTCATTATATGAAGGTAACTTTTGAGTATCAATTCCTTGTTCTAATACATAACCTCTATCAATTAAATCGAACTTAGCAGGTTCATATTTAATAGCAGTTATAACGTGTTGTGTTATTTCTTTTTGACTAATTCCAGTTACTACGTATTGCTGGGCAGACCCATTTGCTAAGTTGCCTGTAGAATCATATTCTCGTATTGCCCACATATAATCTTGAGAAGGGGCACTAGAAAATGGTGCCGAAGTAACTAGTGTAGTTGCAGAAGACCCAGTAGAAGTAATAGTCTGAGTTTCAACTCTAGAGTTAGGATTCCATACTAAATCTAGTACTGCTCCGCTACTATCTACTGCGTTGGAAGCTTGGTCATCACTAGTAATCTCTACTACTGTGCCATTGACTTTTGCAAAACGTATTAAATCACCTCTGCTGTATACGCTTGTATTACTATTACCTATTTCGTCATTTATAGTTCTGAGTTCATCTGCTAAGTAAGCCCCTCCTTCAGGATATATTATAGAAAGTTTAAAAGTATTACCCCCTGATAAATTTACTGCACTATCTATGTTTATATCATCTGTAGTTGAAGAAGCAGAAATTCTTCCGCTATACCTTACATTATCTACATCTGCATCTTGTACTAATACAACATCTCCTGGTTTTAGAAATCCAGCATTGATAGAAGTACTAAAAGAAATTCCTTCTGTTTCCATTATTTCAGAAAATAAATTCCATTTACCAAATCTATGTGCTTGACCTTTTGAAGTACAACCAAAAGCTACTACGTCTTTAGGAACAATTCTTGAAGTTTGTAATATATTATTTGTATCTTCTACAACTTCGACTTGTTGTTTAAACATTGATTCAGGGTCATTCCAAGTTACTCTTATTTGATTAGACCTAAATTGTTGTTTTGTAGAAGTATATTTAAAGTCTCCTATTACATTAGCTTTTGAAAAAGTATATACTGGTTGCTCATATCTATTTTGTGAAAACTGAACTTCTCCATCTAACCAATACATCATACCTCTAAAAGTAGATGCTACATCTTGTAATACTTTTAAAGCTTCTGCAGATTCTTTTAAATATAGATTTGCTGTAAATCTAGGTTCTGTTCCACCCTTTCCATCAGCTACTAATTCATCACAATATCTAGCTATTCTGAACAATGCATATTTATCTATTTGAGTCGCATCAATATACTTTCCTAAACCATATCTATTGTTAGAAATTAAATCATAAAATATCCATGCTGGATTATCTGTCCATACTTTGTTAGCATTTACATGTCCAGGAGCAAAAGTAGATAAATCGCCTCTAAAGTTGCCATCCCATTTTTGATAAGTACCTGTGTTAGTTGCATTGGTTACATTTCTGTCATACTCTCCTGTAGCTCTATTGCCTTCTCCTTTAGGAAAGTAGTTAGTAGGAACTTGAACAAGTAATCCTTTTATGTCATAGGAACGCTTAGGTATTTTTGCAAAAGATTCTGCATCAAAAATTAAAGCTCCATATGCTGCATAAGGATAAGAAAGTTTATCTTCTAGTATATGTTCTACAGTTTGTAAAGTACAAGGAGAGCTATGGTCGTAGTCTCCATGTTTAGCGCTTGAAGGTCCTATTCTTTCTATTCTTATTTGATAACTGCTGTAAGGTTGAAAATCTTTTGTATTTATTGTGAAAGTTTCTAAAAAAGGTGCTTTTGTTTCTGCTGTAATTCTTCCTGAGTTATTACTGTGTTTCCATGCTGAAGTATAATTACCTGCACCCCTTGCAGCTAAAGTTGCATCGTTTATTCCAAATACTATACTTTCTGTAAATTTATTATCTCCTGCTCTTTTAAATCCAAAAAATATTCTAAGTTCACATATTGCAGAAGCTTCATCACCACTACTAGATTTAGTAGCTATCATATTTGCAAAACTAAACGTTAATTTTACTTTATCAACTTCTTCGGGACTAGATACATTTGAGGAGTTTATAATTACTGAACTAGCTGTTGCGCTGCCTGCTGTTGTATTCCACCCTCCGGTAGTAGTATGATTGTTGCTTCCAATTATAGAACTTAAATTTGTAGCTTCTATAACTTGATTTGGGCCATCTACAACAGAAGAACTACCTATACCTTTAAAAGTATTTAACCATGGTTGAGCTCTAGTACCATTCATAAAGGCGTATTGGAATTGTTCAAAGTTATAATGAGTATCATCATCAGTTTCTATAGGGGAATTAAGTACAGCTTCTACTCCTGTAACATTTCTATTATCAGTTCCATACTCTGAAATATTGGCTACTACTAATACGTTTGCATTTGTAATACTACTAACTGTTGCTACTTTATCTATAGTTACAGCTTTATGTGCTATTGTTCTTGGTAGAGGTACATCTATTTCCACAGTTTGCGCATCTATAAATTTAATTATTTTTGCAACTAAAACTGAAGTAGAACTTTCATACCCTGCACCTTCTATTCTTATATACTGATGGGGATTTTCTCCATTTACTTCTACGTCTGCTGCTGATTGAGGGTTAGCTGAATTTAAGTCATTAACATTAAAAAATCCAGAACCTGAATGAGTAGTTATACGATTTGTACCAACAGTTCCTGATACTCCTGTAGAAGAGCCATTAGCTGCTAAAGCCTTTTTGCCCCCTTCTATACTTATGTATCTAAGTCCATCAGCAACAGCAATATTGGTAAATAAATTTTCAGAACTAGAGTCTGTTAAAGTTCTGGAACTAGCTACATACGCTGCATTAATAATAGATATGGTTTGATTTTTTGTATTACTAATAGTAGCACCAGTTTTATCTAAGTAAATAGAGTTTGTTCCATCTACTAATCCTTCAATAGGACCTTCTGATACTAAATCATATACAACAGCTGTTTGATATTCATTTGGACTGTTATTTAAGTTTGAGTCGCTACCTGCACTTGATGCACTGCCTCCATTTGTTAAGTTATAAAATTTTCCTAAATTTTTCATTTTTGTTTTGTTATTCCTACTTTTCCGTTGCTACCGCCGCCGCCGCCGCCGCCAACTCCTATACCATAAGGGCTGCCTGCGTAATATCCATCTTTAATTAGTGTGTATCCTTGTTGTTTAGTTGTTACTTGGTCTTCAATAAATCCAAAATTAATTACAGAACCACCTACTAGTAGGTTCCCATATAGTAAAGGAACAGGAGCTCCTTGTAGAACATTATTCTCAGGTCCATCGTATAAGTAACTTTTTCCTGCTTCTGATGGACTATCTGGAGTAAGATAACCAGTAACACCTTCCATACCTAAAGTAGCTCCTAGTGTTTGAATAGCTCTCCTTGAATATATTTGAAATTTACTAGGCGCAGTACTAGTAGTTACAATTTCTCCCGCTCGTCCACTTTCAGAAGCATGTGCTACTACTTCTGATGTAGTCTCTGCTCCTCCTCCTCCTGCTGCGAACATTTTATCTATTAGTGCTGGACCGTATATTATTAATAATGCACCTATAACTACTTTGAATACATCGCTTGCTCCTGCTCCTGCTGCTACTGGTGTTATAATAACTGTTTCTTTTACTGGAGCTACCATAGCGTCAAGAGTACCATCTACTAAGTCTTCTCCATTTTGAATTGTGAAGTTTATACCCGCGTCTGCACAGTCCAGTAAGTATTCTTTAAATCCTTCTGTCTGACATTCTATAAGACGAAACATATCACGAAAACTAGATACATTCATATCCCATTCCGTTCCAAACTTTTCTCCTATTTCTCCCATTAACTTAACGTGGGTCATATACTTCTACTCCTTTTTCTGGGTAAGATACAATTAAAAATGGTATACCCAAACTTTTTGCAACATTTTTATCATGCTGACTTGGTTTACAATCCTGCCCATAGTGACTATGGACTACATATAATATTTTTGAAAACAGTTGATATTTTGCGAAAGTCTTTGCGTCAAATTCAAACTGATTTTCTCCTAAAAATTTATTTTCACAAGGAATCCATTTTTCCTTGTTATTTTC